CGCCGGTCAGAACGCCCCTACAAGGGCTTGGCAGGCTGTCTAGCGCACTGGTCGGCGCGTATCTACAGCGCAAGGCTGGTGACGCACAAGTTGAGCGTGAAACCGCTATGACAGACCAGATTATGGGTATGTTGCCAGAAGACGCGACGGCTGGTCAGCGTGCTTTTGCAGCAGCCAACCCGGTGGCGTTTGCACAACTGGCTGGGCAATCAGCTTTTGCGCCGACAAGCCAAGCATTCACATCAAGCGTTGACGGCGGCGGCACAATTTATGGAACAAGAACCACCGGCCCATTTGGGCAAAAGTCTGAAACAGTCTCAGGGTTTGCAGCACCGCCAAAGCCCTCAAAGCCATTAGACAAATTCCGTCCTTTAACTGCTGCTGAAATTGAATCTTACGACCTGACCGCAGATGAGGCACAGAATTTCCAGATTAATGAAACCACTGGCAGACTTGTAAGCCCACGCGGTGCTGCCCCAACAGTAAATGTTACAAATGCACCCACCTTGGCCGGTGAAACGGAATTTGCAAAAGGCATTGCCAAGGCTCAAGTCAAACAGCTTGAAACTTTAACTGAAAAAGCGAATTTGTCCGCTGAAAATGAAGACGCGATAAATTCAATTCTAAGCCTTTACAACCGGGTTGAAAGTGAAGGCTTGGATTTGTCTGCTTTGACTGGCCCCGGTGCAGACTTAAAACTGAACCTAACGGAAACACTCGCAAGTATAGGTGGGTTGTTCGGGTTTGATTTGGATGAGTTGGGCATTGATGCTGAAAAAATAACGGACCAGCAAACTTTGCGTGCTGCATTCAACAAACTTAGCTTGGAAATGACCAAGGTTCTAAAGGGCGCAATCTCTGAAAAGGAATTGGCTGTGGCGCAACGGGCCACTGCTAATTTCGGCAACACTCCAGAAGCAAACAGAATGATTCTGCTGACGCAAAGGGCAGCGGCGGCAAAAGCGCGTGCGGTAGAGAATGAGGCGTTTAGGTACATTGAGGCCAACGGGAACCTTGGCAAAGGCTCATTAGATGGTGAGGAGTACAACAGCTTCACTCAATACCAACGTAAGTTTGTGAACAGGGACAAAGAGTTTGTCATCAAACAAGTCATCCCAGAAATCAACTCTTTGAGTGAGATGAAAGCGTTGGTGAAAATAGCTGGTGGTCTAAATAATTTGTCAGATGAAACAGTGCAATTAATGGATGAAAGACTGGGGACATTCTAATGAGCCAAGAAGCAAGGGATCGTCTTTCAGATGCGTTGGATACAGCGCCTGAAACAATGGGCAATGCTAGTGGCAGCGCGTTCACTGATTACAGCCGTGCAGCATTCCAAGGCTTGTCGTTTGGTTTTGCTGATGAGATAGAGGCGGCTGTTAGGGCCGCTTTTGACAGTGGCAAAACATATGCAGAGGTTGTCAAAGATGTTCGCGGCCAAATTGACAGTTTCAGAGATCGCAACCCGGCTGCTGCATATAGCACAGAGATAGCAGCGGCTGTCCTGCCAACTATTGCAGCAAATTTCATACCGGGTCTTGGCCAAGCCGCTACCGCTGGCCGCGCCAAACAATTAGCAACCGCCGCTGGCTTTGGGTTTGCTGGCCCAAAAACATTACGCACAGCGCAAGTGGCTGGCACCAGCGGAGCGCAGGGCGCTTTGTATGGATTTGGTGCCGCTGAAGGCAACCCAGCGGAGCGCCTGCCCAGTGCCGCAGCTTCTGGTGTGATGAGCGCGGTGGCTGGCCCTGTGGTTGATAAAGTTGCACCAGCAGTTACCGGCGCGGCACGCGACTTGATCCGAAAGGGCGTTCCAGTGACGCCGGGGCAGGCTGTTGGTGGCTCTGGCTTGCTTGGCACAGCCGTAAAAAAAGTGGAAGAAGGCATTGCCGACAATGTGCCGGTGATTGGGGACGCAATAAGAGGCGCGTTTGATCGTGCGACGGTGGGCTTCAATCGTGCGGCTGTCACAGAAGCCTTGGCACCTTTGGGGGCCAAAATTCCAAAGGACCTTGAAGGACGCGCCCTAATCGGTTTTGGCAACCGATTGCTCCGCACCCAATACCAGCGCACTTTAGGCAAAATGAAAATTGACAACGTGCTGCCATTAGCCAGCGAATTAGACACGATCACGAAAGATTTGTCTGAAGACATTGCAAAAGACATCAATGGCCGCGTCAATCGTTACATCATTCAAAAATTCAAAAATGGTGCAATGACGGGTGAAGAAATAAAAAAAGCACAAACCTTTTTGCGCCGCGACATTGAAAGATTACAACGCGAAGGCTCTGAACTTGCCGCAAGAAAAGCAGATGCGTTGATAGACATACGCAATGTGTTTAGTGCGGAGTTGCAGAAAACAAATCCTGATCTTGCCCCAGTGTTGAACAACATCGACAAGGCATATGGCAATTTCAAAATTGTTGAAATGGCCGGTGTGCGGACAGTTGCTGATGAATCTTTCACGCCGGGGGATTTGTTGCAGGCTGTAAAACGCAGCGACAAAGGCAAAAACAAATCAAACTTTGCTGCCGGTGAAGCGCGGATGCAACGGCTTGCACAAGCAGCACAAGATGTGATTGCTCAAAGGACAGCTAACAGTGGCACACCCCAAAGATTGCAAGCAGCCAGAATAGCAACTGGGGTCACATCAGGTGGTTTACTCACACAGGCTGATCCTTTCACATTGGGTGGCGCACTGCTTTCACCGTTGGCCTATTCCCAAGCTGGGGTGCCAATAGCCAGAGAGGCCATCGGCCTTGGTGGTCGCGCCATGCGTGCGGCGGTGCCAGCCGCCAGCGCCAACACCACAGAGATTAGCCGCGAAATGCTAGCAAACATTTTGCGGAACTAAATGGCCCAGAAAAAGCTGGAGAGGTCGAGCGAGTTTGAGCGCTACGATCTTAATAATGATGGCGTAGTCACGGACGCAGAGATAGAACGCGCCCGTGAAATCCGTGAGACAGAAGATAAAAGCCGCAAGCACTTGGCGCAGCTACGGCTAGCCAGATTCGCACTGATGGGCATGGGCGTTTACACGATCCTGCTGTTCATGCCGTTCATACCAGACACGCGCATCAAACTATTAAGTGAGGTCAGCCCACTGCTCTACATCAGCTTGTCTGGTGTGGTGGGTGCCTACATGGGCTTTACGCAAATGGGAGATAAGAAGTGATACAGGCATTGATAGGGCCGGTGACTGGCCTGCTAGACAAATTCATTGAAGACAAAGACCAGAAGGCGCGGCTGGCACATGATCTGGCCACGATGGCTGACCAGCACGCGCAGGAGTTGGCCAAGGGCCAGCTTGAAATCAACAAGGCTGAAGCACAGCACCGCAGCATCTTTGTCGCTGGGTGGCGTCCTTTCGTAGGCTGGACGTGCGGCATTGCCTTGGCTTGGCATTTCGTGCTGGCCCCCCTGACCATGTTTGTTTGCGCCTACATCGGCGTCACCATTCCAGAGTTGCCCACCTTTGATATGTCGTCATTGCTGACCGTGCTGATGGGCATGCTTGGCCTTGGTGGACTACGCACATTTGAAAAGACCAAAGGCATTGCGAAATGAACATTGATGTTTTGCGTGAGCAGATTGCCAGCGATGAGGGCAAGAAATACGAAGTGTACCTGTGTTCTGAAAATCACCCGACAATGGGGATTGGACACTTGATTACGGCTGACGACCCGGAGTATGGCCAGCCAATCGGCACAGAGGTGAGCGAGGATCGGGTCAATGAGGCGTTTGACAGCGACATAAGGACAACGCTGGAAGACTGCCGGATCATTTTTGATGACTTTGACGGCATGCCAGAGGAAATACAGCTTTGCCTGGCAAACATGGCATTCCAACTTGGCAGGCCCACATTGACCAAGTTTCGGAAATCTGTGGCCTATGCAAATGACGGTGATTGGTCGTCCCTGGCAGATGAAATCTTGGACAGCCGCTGGGCAAAAGAACAGACGCCCCACCGTGCCAACCGTATCAGTGACCGCATCAAGGCAGTAGCTGATGGCTAGGGCAGCGCCGTCCAAGGGCAAGGCCAAGGTCAAGGTCACTGCCACAGGTAAGCGCGTCAGTTACGGCCAAGCTGGCAAAGCAAAGGGTGGTGGCCCACGGGTGCGCCCCGGCACATCCAAGGGCGACAGCTATTGCGCCCGGTCAGCCGGTCAGATGAAGAAGCACCCAAAGGCCGCACGCAATCCAAACAGCCCGTTGCGCCTGTCACGAAAGCGCTGGAAGTGCGCCGGTAAAAAGTCGCGGAGATAATCCATGAAGATGAAAACACTGACGGCACGGCAGCAGGCCGCGCTGAAGCGTCATGGCGTCCATCACACAGCCAAGCACATGACAGAGATGCGGAAGCTGATGCGTGGCGGCAAGACATTTACAGAAGCGCATCGGGCGGCGATGCGTAAAGTTGGAAAGTGAGGAAGACATGCCCGGAATGATGAAAAAGCCGAAGGTGATGCCAAAGCGCAGACCGACACGGGCGGCAGCAAAAAAGAAGATGGCACCCCGTCGTCGTAATGCAAGGCGCATGTCTTACTGATGCCGCCGCGCAAAAAATCAGGGGGGCCGAAGCCGACAAACCCCAAGCTGTATGCAACCGTGAAAGCAGCAGCCCGGCGCAAGTTTGATGTCTACCCATCTGCCTATGCCAACGCTTGGCTTGTGCGCGAGTACAAAAAGCGTGGTGGCAAATACAGGGGCAAGAAACCGTCATGAGCCTGACCAAATGGTTCAAAGAAGACTGGGTTGATATTAGCGCACCAAAGAAGGGTGGCGGCTACAAAAAGTGTGGCCGCACATCTTCAGAGCGTGGCAAGCGTGGCTATCCCAAGTGCGTGCCAGCCGCAAAGGCAGGGCGCATGAGCAAGTCGCAGATCAAGTCTGCCGTTTCACGCAAGCGGTCTAAAAAGCAGGGCGTGGGCGGCAAGCCGACCAACGTGGCGACCTTTGCAAACAGGCGTAACGCACGGGCATAAATCCAGTCCAGTTTCAGTCCAGTTTCAGTCCAGTTTTCTGGCTACCAACCCCTGCCAGCATTTCCCAAAATGCCCCAGAAACAGCCAATTTTGTTGGTCAAAAACCAGTAAAATCGGGCCTGTCACGCCGGAGGCCGCGGGTTCGAGTCCCGTCACTCCCGCCATCCCCAAGTCCAAGCATAGCTTCAAAAACAAGCCCTCGGCCTTAACCGGCTGGGGGCTGTTTTTTTGCGTCAGTCCAGTTTCAGTCCAGTTTTATTTGCAGGGTTTGACTTTTTATGTCAATATACTCTCATTGAGATATCAAATGGGAGCGACATAATGAAGGACTTACCAGTTAGGTTTCGTGCCGACAACAATTGCTACTGCATCAATGCAAGCCGTGTGGGTCGCAGTGACAAGTATGGTAGTTTTGCCACAAGGGATGAGGCGCTAGCGGAAGCAGAAATGCTTAAGGCCAAGTTCCTTACAGGCATGATTGCCCAGCCCGTGAAAATTAAAAGTTGCGTTGACGCTGCTGCCGCATTTTTAGAATCACAAATGCGCCGTGTTGATGATAAGGAAATTGCACTGTCGCATTTCAAAGAAACAAAACGTGGTTTGGATTTCGCATTGGCCATTCGGATTGATGGCAAGATGTTCAGTAAACACGCGCTGGACAAGCTGATCACAAAAGCGAACAAAGATGATTTGGCTGCTGCTTTCAAACGGGCGATCAAAAGCGAAAACAAAAGCAAAGCGACAGCCGAAAAACGCATCAAGGCGTTAAAAGCGTTTTTGAATTATTGCCAGGCAAAAGGGTGGATTGACATCAACCCGCTGGACAAAGTGTCTTTTGGTTTATCAACAGAGATTGCTGATCGTGCGCCAAAGATACAGCCCAGCACTGTCCAGAAACTTGTGACAAAGGGCTTGGATGGTGAGACATTGACGAGCCGTGCGATGGTGCTGACAGCGTTATCGTCTGGAATCCGTCAAGGTGAACTGCGTGCATTGCCGTGGCGCTGTGTTGACTTTAAGGAAAGCACGGTGCGAATCGAGCAAGCTATCAAGACAGAAACCAGTGAACTTGGTGAGCCAAAAACAAAGCGCGGTTTTCGCACAATTCCTGTGCCAAGTGAAACCATGCAAACATTGCGTGAACTTAAAATGCAAAGCCGCCATACGAGCGATGACGATCTGGTGTTCGCCACAGCCGCTGGCCTGCCAAAACAGAAAAAGACGTTGCGTGAATTGATCGAACGCGCATCAAAGCGTGCCGGTATTGAGCGCATGGTCTGGGGTGACATGAGACACTTTTTTGCAAGTGTCCAACTGTCAGCACTGGGCGAGGATTGGGCAGAGGTTGCAGCCTTGATGGGCCACAGCAACCCATCATTCACTTACCGCCAATATGGTCACTATTCTAAGAATGAGGCCAAGCAAGAAAAGGCGCGGTCAGCCGCTGCCAATGCAATATTTGGATAAAAGAAAGGGGCGCTAGTGCGCCCCTCTCACAATGTCCCAGATTCTTTGCACCCAGTTCCTGGGCGGCGGTTCAATGCTCACCGTCTGCCGTTTCGCGGCCCATATCCGTTTCATTTTCTTGCTGTGCGCGGCACGCTTTTCAGCCGTCCACGCTGCTTTGTGTTTGTTCATCAATCCCACCTAATTTCACAATTTCGGCACGCGGTATGAACCACCGTGAACCATCTTGAATGGCCGCTATCTGGCCATCCTTTATCCAGCGCCTGACGCGCTTGCGGCTGGCCTCGCTATAGCCTTCACCGAATAGCGCATCACACGCCTCTCTAACCGTCAGCAGCGCCTGCCTAGCCATTCTTAGCGGCCTCATAGCCTGCCGGTGGCGGCGGGGCGTCTGGCACACTTGTATGGGGCGGCGGGGCCGGTGGTGGTGGCGGCGGCGGCGGTGCATAGACAGGGGCAGGGACAGCAGCTTGCTGCACTGGTGCTCCGTCGTTGAGCCACAGCCGTGATCTGGCCACACGGTGAAATGTGTCACCGATCTTGACCTGTATCTCAAGCCCAGGCTGCTGCTTGAAATCATCCTTATTTGCCTGATAGTACGCATCAAGACGCGCTTTTAAATCCGGGTCAGTGATGTTGAACCAAAAACTGATGCTCATGTTGTCGTCAATTTCTACACCACGAACCAGTTGTACCTTTCCGGCCTTATATTCAGGTGCTGCCATTTTGGATGTCCTTCTCTTGTTTTTTCCAGAACGCATAAAAGCGGTTGTAGTCGTCAGGCTTTGCCTTGTGCATTGCAGTCAACACAGGGTTCATCTCACCGATCCAAGTGTTCAGCCCGGTGAGTGATTTGAATGTTTGAATCTTGGTTTCCAGCGCGTCCAGATCGTAGTCAGCCGCTGGCGCTGCTTCTTTTGCGCCCACGCCGTCACTTGGTGCTGGCTGATGAAAGTCAGGGTCATCACGCTCACCTGTTGAGATGAGCAACAGCGCACGCAGATACTGCTTCACGGCATAGGACTGGGCGCTGCCGCTGGTCTGTGCGCCCGTCAGGGGCAACATGACATCCATGCCGACAGGATCGGTCTTCTCGCCTGACACATGGCCCATGCCAATCTTGTAGCTGAATTTGGCCCACAGTTTTGAGTTGCCTGCGCTGAACGTCTCTGTGCCAATGCTATCAACTTGCGGGTGCAGACCATGATCAGCGCAGATCGGGCGGCACATATCCAGAAACGCATCCACAGACGCAAAGCTGTAGTCGCCGTGCTGGTTGCGATCACCCTTAGCCAGCTTCTGCACTTGACCCATAGCTGCATTGATTGCGGCGTTGATCTTTGCCTGTTCACTCATTTAAAACGCCACCATTTTGTCATTCATGCTGACGGTGATGTCAGCTTTCGTAGACGCCTTGTTGACCTTGAAATTGTAAAACGCACGGCTTAACAGCACGCTGTAGTGATGCGCTGTAAGATGGAATGCAGCATCAATCCGCATGCGATTCACGTTTTCTAAAAGGTAAGGAACGGGCGCACGGGCCTTTGTGCCAATGCCTTTGCACATATGATCCAAAAACTGGGTGATTTGCTCTCTCTGACCCTTTTGGACGGCGACGTAAAAAAACGCGCCGATAATGCCAACACGCCATTTTGTTGTCGTGTATAATTTACGGCCAACTGAAACAGATTCCTGCAAAAGCGTGTGGTCAATTTCGTTGTTATACTTTGCTTTCATCCAATCATTGGAGACGCCATTACTTGGTGACCTGGATAGCCCGTTTTCATAAGAAATGATCATCTTAATAACGGTTGATGCGTCTTTGGAATTTGGCACGCCCATCATGCTCAAAGTGTCAGAGCCGTTGCGTAATTTGCCGATATCTATGTGCTGGAATGTTTCGGGATCGATTCCAAATACCAAGTGAGTTGGGAAAGCGGTGTTTGCCCGGACACAAGCCTCTAACCTGTGCTGGCCATCTTTCAACAGACCATCTGACCCGAACTTGATTGTCTCGCCATTCAAAGTCCAGTTGCTGTTCGACATATCCTTTGAATAATCGATGACTTTCCCAGAACTAATTGGCCGATTCTTTTTGTTAGTTTCACTGAGCGTGAACTTAGCCATCTCTGGCGTGATTTGGTGTATCACGCTACCTTCAGGTGGGCGCGCAATGTGATTGCGAAATTCGTTTTCCGTCAAAATCTCAATAGCTGTTTGCATCAGTATCTCCCTCAACTGATCTTGTGTTGAATAGCCCGTCATGGGCCGGGTTGTTTTTCATCCACAGCCGCGCGTAATACGGCTTGTGATGATCGTTGATCTTGAGCGCCTCACCATCTGGCCTGGCGTCAATGATGTTGATGGTGGTTTCCCACCGGATGCGTTCCATGATCATCTGTGAGCCAACGCGCTTGTGGCCCTTGGCAATCGCCTCACGGGTGAAGCGATCCCAAAGCTGGTACACAACAGGGTTGGCCTGGTGGAACGCCAAGAACCGTGCTTCACGCTCGTTACGCGGTGCCTGCATGGCTTCAAACAATGTGGGCTGGGCGTTCATGTCATCACCAGGTCAAGCAGCACCAAGAAGCACCACAGGCTGAAGACGCCAAACAATGCGCCAATGATCAGGCCGCACACGCGCAAGGCTTCCCGCCAGACGCTGTAGGGCCGCAATGGTCGGCCTGCTTCATCAACGTGAAGCCACAACAGGTTTCTTCTCATCTGAATCCCCATAGTTTTTTTGCCTCGTTCAGAACCTCTGGGCGCATATCCCACGCCCACATATGTCCAAAATCTGGTTCAATCAGGCGCAGCATTTGCTCCACCGAATCGGCAGATTTCAGGATGTTTTCGCGGATCGCGCACTTGGCTGTGATGTGATTGAGGGCAGCTTGCAGCCCCTCGTTGGATAGCCTGTCGCTGTTGTCAGCGTGCATGACGCGGTAATCTTTTGCGTTGGCATAGACGATGGTTTGCATCAGGCCGGTGCCAGCCCAATATCCTGCGACCTGGCAAGTGTGTGACCAGTCCGGCTGTGTGGGCAGGCTGGCAGCACGCTTGCCAGACTTGGTGTTGGCAGCAGCGCTTGACCATTTTGTTTTGAGTTCGATGCGGCGCGAGAAATCTGGGAAGCCACTGTAAGGCAGTTCAAGGCCAGACAAATTGGTGAAGATTTCAGATTCACCGTCAATCCGGTTTAGCCCGTAGTGTGCGTGCGCTTCTTTTACGCCTTCAATGGCATTGGTCAGTACATCTGCAAATTCTGTGCGGTTGACCGCCAGCTTGCGTTCATCCTTGCCATCATCCCAGGTGCGCGGCTTGTATTCATCTAGGCGGCTCATGCCCTGCCGGATCACAGCCTCAATGGTGTGGCCATCAATCAGATGTAGGTTGGCGCAGTCTTGCACCACACGCCCTGCCAGCATGTTTGCGTTGTCATCTTTGTAGAGGGTTATTGTAGCTTTTGCGGCCTGTACGTCGCCGACTTTGTCGCCCTTCACCACTTGCCAAGCCTGGGACAACTTGGGACGGATCACACACTTTTCAAACAATGTCCGGCAGATTGGACGTGATGCCGGATTGCTGTGATGAAAATAGTGCTTGTCAGCAGCCCATTTGATGGACGGTGGTAGCGACATAAAAAAACCTCAACAGAAATACCTTCCTGCTAAGGTTTAAGTGTCTTTACTTATTCCGTCAATACACTTTCTTTAACCGTATCAAATATTACTTATTTTGCGTCATCATTTTCTCACGGTAAGCTGTGACATCATAGTCAACCCACTGCATTTCGCGCAACTCTGGACGCAATAGCATACTGATAAGCGGACAACCCCACTCCAGTTTGACATTTTCGTGGCAACCAAATCGGTTGCTTTGGATACTGTATCTGTTGCGTCCAGACTGATACACAATTCCATAAAGCAGATTATTGGTTGTCGTCTTGACGATGCTGTAATGGCCCAGACAATCCTTGTCCACCACACCGCGCTGCATGGGGTCAATGTTCACGATGTCCATGTTTCCGTGTTGCCACGCAACCGGATGGTCCAGATTGTCAGACAAATCCCAATATACGCACATGGTATCCTGAGAATAATAATCATGGACATATATGGCTTTGTTTTTGAATCGTGACATGCGTGAAGTCTCAAAACGGTGGCCTAAAATAAGTTCTGGGTTTTTCCCGTCGTGAGAGCCAAGCAAAAGTGGTGCTTTTTTTTCGGCCTGCGTAGTGCAATCGTCATTCCAATGTAAAACGGCTGCGAGAACAGGAATAGGAGGGCTGGCAAAAAATATCTGTTGCGGTGTGCAGTTCAGTATCTTTGCATACTCCTCCGCATCACCAAGGGATATACCAATGTCGCCGGATTTATGGCGTGACAAGGTAGCAGGCTGGATGCCCTTCAGTTCAGCGACCATATTGTTTCTTAAGCCGCTGCGCCTGATCATCTTGTCCAAATTGTTTGGTGCCACTGGCCCAGCCTTCAATCTCTCTTGCATATTCATCGTATCACCTTGTCGGAAACAGTCAAACATCTAATACAGGTAAGCCTATTGTCTTAATAGGTCAAGTCATATAACGTCAGTACAAATATTTGGTACGGATGACGTTATGCAATTAAACGAATATCGTGAGAGTCAGGGCTGGTCTTACAGCGAGTTGGCAAGGCTTGTAGGCGCTGCACACGCGACTGTGGTGCGCCGCTGGTGCCTGCCTGTGGGCCATGATCAGCGTTTGATACCCAAGGCAAGCAACATGCGTAAGATCGTGCAGCTAAGTGCTGGCGAGGTAACGCCTAACGATTTTTATGCTGATGACTGAAGATGAACTGCAAGAGTATGTGGTTCATTGGCTTCAGGTCGCCCTGCCACTGGGCAGTGTCTGGCATCACAGCCCGAATGAGGGCAAGCGCCACGTTGCATACAAGATGCGCTTGAAGAAGCTGGGCATGCAGGCTGGCTGGCCTGATCTCGAAATCTTTGTGCCTGACCACGGCTGGCGTGAACCGGCTGACAAAGGCCCGATTATGATTGAGTTGAAGCGCCCCAAGGGTGGCAGCTTGTCAGCAAACCAGAAAGACATCCAAGAGCGCCTGAAGTGTTGCGGCGTCTATTGCGTCACAGCCAAGCGCCTGGCGCATGTAGAGGCGTATTTAAAGCCGCTACTGCATCTGCGTGGCACTAGCCAGGCCGACATCATCCGGCAGATGTGCGAGGCAGAAGGTGGATAGGGATCAGTTCGATGCACCGCGCACTGTCCGCGTCATGCGCCACCCTGGGCTATGGGAAGAACTGCTCGAATGCCAGCAGTGCATGGGCCAGGGCGTCTGCGAGATTGAATATGGACGGCCTGATTACAGGACTGGCAGCGGATACATTGACACACGCAGCGGCGAGTGTCCTGCCTGTGACGGGCAGGGCTATGTAGAGGATGTGGCTGATGAATGACGCAGCCTTACAAGCCGGTTTGCAGATCATCGGTCACAACAAACGCGGTGATCGTGAAAAGGACGATTTCTATGCGACACCAGCGCCCAGCACAGAGGCGTTGCTGTCTGTTGAACAGTTTGAGGGCGATATCTGGGAGCCATGCTGTGGTGAGGGTCACATCTCCCGTGTTTTAAAAGATTCTGGTTACACAGTGCAAAGCACAGACTTGGTTGATCGTGGTTACGGCACGCCCCGTGTTGATTTCCTGATGGAAACGCAGTGTTGCGACAACATCGTGACCAACCCGCCATACGGGAAGCTGGCGTTGCAAATGGCATCTCATGCCACGCAGTTGGCCAGCCGCAAGGTCGCCATGCTGTTGAAGCTACAGTTTCTTGAAGGCATTGAACGCAAGGCATTCTTTGCACACACACCGCCTGTGCGCGTGCATGTTTTCTCAAGCCGACAAAGCCTGATGAAAAATGGTGACGATTACAGCGGTGGTGCTGGCGGCATGATGGCTCTGGCCTGGTTCATTTGGGAAAAGGGGCATCAGGGCGACACGGTGGTAAAATGGCTATGACCCGCACTGAAGCATTGGCAGATGCAGATCGTGAAATCAGCCGCCTGATCCAAGACGGGCGCGGTCTTTTCTATATTGCAGAATTGTATGGCGTGCCTGTCAGGCGTCACAGCAGCCGCTGGTTTGACAGCATGGATGCAGCGCATCTGGCGTTGCCAGCATGGCTACAGGGCCAGCCAGGGACGCTGACGCTGGGATATCTGCGTGATGCGCTGGCAGACATAGCACAAGGCATAGCGGTGCAAGATGCGGAGCGTGCAGCATGATTGAGCAAGGTGATGGCACGTTTGCCAAGCGCGAGAAGCTGGGCCTTTGCGTGGTCTGCCAGACATCTATACGCCACAGTGGCACATGGTGCGAATCGGAGTGCAAAATCTGTGGTTTGAAATCGGCGCGAAGCCGTCCGCGACAGCTAGCTTATGTTACTAAGCTAAGCCATGACGCTAAGCCAGAAGGCTATCGAATACATGAATTAAAAGGTGAAAACAAAAAAGGCCATGCTTGAGAAGCATAGCCCTGCGCTAAGAGATGATTTTAACAATGGCCGAAAATCCGTCAAGCACAAAATTGCAAGCTGAACAGATACAACGACTTATAAGCCAATCAGTCAAACACACCAATTTCAATTACAGGTGTGTCGCCACCAAATTCAAAGCAGACAAGTGGGTTGCAAGGCAGGACAAGGTCTGGCGTCGATGCAGGCAAGATTGGTCTGTAGAGGCGTTCAAAGAAGCACGGCAGCGGTATTGGAAATGGAACCAGTTTCAACAGCGGCAGTTCATTGAACAGATGGAGAAGGCGCATGAGCGACGTTAATGGATTGCATGATCTGTTCCTAACAGCAGCCGAAACAGACAGGCGCATGCCGCCAGCCATGCGTAAACAGAAGCTGTCATCATGGCCGGACTATCCGCTGGACTGGCACGGCTATGGCTGGACACAGGAAGGCGAGACAATCCTGAAGCCTACAAGCAGACAGATCACAGACTATGATCGGGCCATGCAGCTAACGATTTTGATGGATGAGGATGACCGCAAGCTGGTCTGGGCCGTAGCGCACAGTGCTGCCTTCAAGGCAAGAGGGGCTCCGTGGACACGGCTTGCCAGGATGTTGCAGCTAGGCACGGATGGCAGGGTGGTCAAACGCAGATATATGGATGCGCTGGTTCGCTTGCACTATAGGGCAAGGGCGTATCGATATGAGGTCTGATGCAACCTGATTGATTTTTTACATCAAGGGTGTTGCCAACGGCACGAAATCTGGTATCGTTTCCATATGCTGGCGCAAGATATGGTTGCAGGGTGCAACCTGACGCAACCAGCGCAACCAATCAGGACATGACATGCGGAAGTATCAGCCGTCACAAGTTGACTGGCCTGCTATTAGAGCGCGTATAGAAGCCGGTGAGGGCTACACTAGCGTGGCCAAGGACTATGAGGTCACAAGGCAGGCCATACAGAAGCGCTGCAACCGTGAAGAGTGGCTAAAGGGCAAGGAACGCACCATTGCTGTGCGCCGTGAGTTGCACAAGCGCAACCAAATGCTGGCGAATGCAACCGCGCAACCTGACGGGCAACCGCAACTGGTTGCAGGGGCGCAACCAAAGGCAGCTTTGATTGATAGGAATGACAAGCGTGGCGTGATCCTTGAGATGCTTAACGAAGGCGTGCCAAAGGTCCACGCGGCGCGTGCAGCGGGTGTGCATGAAAACACGCTGACACGCTGGCTGAATGAAGACGCTGACTTTGGTGATGCGGTACGCGCAGCAGAAAGCGCGGCTGTCGCTCTCAGGGTGCGCCGGATCGGAAAAGCCGGTGAAAAGGACTGGCGTGCCGATAGCTGGTATCTAGAACGCACACAGAGGGCTGAGTTTGGCTCTGACAGCCAGAGAGGTGGCGGTGTAGCGGTCCAGATCAACATCGAACGTGGCGGCGATACAGAGGTGATTGACGTAACGCCTGGCAGCTAAACTGGACTGCATCTGGACTGAGCATCAACCAGCTACCAGCAAAGCGTTGCAGGCTCTGCGTTACAAGGCACAAGACCACCGGACTACTAAGCCGGTTCAGAATCAGACGGCCCCCGTGGCATGCCCCCAGGCCAGCCGTCGCGCGACGACGAAGGCGTTATATAAACACGCCCGCTTCTACAAAATCACAGGATTTCAGGTTGCATGGCAGAGAGTTTCGCGCGGCGCATGATGGCGCAGCGGCTAATGACAGATGCGCGTGCAACGCCGTTCAGCGACAGCGCTGGCTTTGGTGGGCGCTCGACGCCTGACAGCTTGATCAGGGCTGTGCCTGATGCTGTAGATGCGTCCTTGGCCAATGAGGCGGCTGATCTGGGTCGTGTGGCGTATGGCGGCGCTGCGATGGGATCGTTGTTCTTGCCGGGTGCTGGCGTGACAGATGTGTTTGGTTATGCGCCTGATCCGTTTAATCAGGGCGAGTATTTGCCCAGCTTTGGCGAGAATATTGCCCAGGGCAATTATTTAGATGCTGGCTTGCAGACGCTGGGCGTTGCTGGTGATGTGCTTCAGGCTGGTGGTGCGATTGTCCCGCCATTAGCGGCTGTTGGTACTGCATTGAAGGCACCACGCGCAGCTAGGGTGGCCGGTCAGGCGGCTGATGTCGTGGCTGATGCTGCCAAGGTTGACCCCAATCAGGCCGCTGGTGCTGCTATGGACGCGGCGCAGGCACGCTACTTTGAGACTGGCCAGTTTGAGCCGCCTACTGCTGAGAATCCTGTTTCGGTGGTTTTGCCGACTGAGACTGAGCCTGGCATTATTGCGTTTCATGGTTCCGGCGCTGACTTTGATGAGTTCCGGCTGGAGATGATCGGCACTGGCGAGGGCGCACAGGCATATGGCTATGGGCTGTATTTCACTGATAGCGAGGATATAGCCAAGTTCTATCGTGATTCGATCGGTAGGGGCCGGTCTAGCATCGTCTATGACGGCAGCAGCGTGAAAAACGCCAGAGAGGTTGACGGCCTGACAGACCGCGAGATGATCTTGGATTCAATCGCGGGTGAAATGTCCTTTTTCGATCAGAAGCCTGCAAATGTGATCGAAAGGAAAATTCGGTCACTTAAAGCACAAATTGAAAACCCAGACAGCGCCACGTTACGCCTCGCAGAAAGTGATGCTGAAGCGCAAGAGCTTGTTGATTTGATAAGGCGGTCTGCCCAGCGTGATCTGGAGATTTACGAAAGTCTTGATCCAGACAAGTTCACACGCGGCAAGATGTACAAGGTCGGGCTGTCTCCCAAGCCTGATGAACTGTTAGACTACGATAAGTTTTTGGGCGACCAGACACCAGCAATCAAAGAAAAGGTGCGCCAGCTTGTAAAAAGCGAAATGACTAAAGAGGATGCTGTAAATTTAGGCTTTGAGGGCTTGGGCAAACAAAGAGCCATTGCGTCCATGTTGGATGACAATACAAAAATAGACACTTTTTTAGGTGATTGGGCTGCAATACGCGGCAAAGACAATGCTGGTGAAGAATTACTGGCTAAATATGGCATCCCTGGCCTTAAATACCGTGCATCAGGCTCCAGAAGCTCTGGTGTGGCTGATGAAGCCGCAGAGCGCAACTATGTCATCTTTGACGACAAGGCTGTCAAAATCCTTGAGAAATACGGCATTGCTGGGCCTGTGCTTGTCACTGGCGCTGTTGTAGGCGCATCCAAGGCTGGCAATGACAATGAGGACGGCGGGTCAATCTTACCAGATGCAGGCGTGCTGTAGTGGCCCAGAAAACGATCAAACTGGACTACACGCCGCAACCAAAGCAGGCGTTGCTGCATAAGTGTCGTGCAAAGCAGATATTGTTTGGCGGGGCTGCTGGCGGCGGCAAGTCGCATTCTGGGCGCTGGGACATCATTGGTTTTTGCTTGGAGAACCCCGGCTTGCAGGCGTTCATCTTCAGGCGGTCATTGCCTGAACTTGATAGCAACCACATACAGCCGTTGAAGAAGGAAATGCCGTCAGAACTTGGCACCTTTAACGAGACGCGCAAGCGGTATGAGTTTTATAACGGCAGCACCATTCAGTTCCAGTATCTGGAGCGCGACAGTGATTGTGACCGTATTCAGGGAACAGAGATACATATAGCGCTGGCTGATGAGGCAGGACAGCTAACACCCTACCAACTTGGCTACATTAAAAGCCGGATGCGCTTGGGCAACTTTCAGCCAAAGGAAAGCCAGCGCCATTTACTGCCGCGCTTGGTGATGACGGCCAACCCAGGCGGTCAGAGCCATAATTTCTTAAAAGCGCTCTATATCGACCCTGCACCGGCTGAAAGTTATTTTTACGATCATACCATGCGGGATCCGAACAACCCGTCCGACAAGGGCTGGTTGACGATGTACATACCGGCCAAGATGGCTGACAACAAATATATCGACCCGTCATATGCCTCTAGTTTTAGCGCCTTGCCTGAAGAGATGGGCCGGGCGTTGCGTGAAGGCGACTGG